AGATCGCACATGATGATATAGGGTCCGGCACATCCAGCCGGATGCAGAATGATGAAATCTATTTTGAGGTAGAAGTACCGAATGCTTCTGATCCTGGAATGACTTTAAAAACATGTGGGCCTGATGCTGTCATGACCTACAGTGCATCGGACCACACAAACAATTCAGAAGCATGGACAAGTCCGCCAACAGCAGATAATACTCAGGTAATGACGGTTGATTGTGGTTCTTCAGGCGGCGAAGGTTGGGCGGATATCTACGTATGCGTACCGCTAGCAAGTATTACTGCTGGTAAACTGAATGTCTGTACTACAATGGTGACTAGAGCAAGCTGATGGCGTTTCGACTTATACCCGGAAAAGGATACGTTCAGGAGCCTGAGTCTTCTGGACTCTATCTTGTCCCTGGTAAGGGTTATGTATCGGTTGAGGTGGCGGCACCGCCAGATGGCGACGATGTCTTTTTTCAGAATCAATTACATCCAATATCAAGTGGTCTGCGCCCATTAACTGCGGCAGGGCTTAATGGAGTGTTAGTAACATGAGATTACCATCAGGCGTAACTGACCAGTACATTTACTTTGTTGCGGTAGACGCAACTGATCTCAAAACCAGGGAAACTGGACTATCCAGCTTTACGGTATACCGATCCAGGAATGGTGCTGCGGCGGCGGCGATGACTACGCCGACGATTAATGAAACAGATGCATCGAATATGCCTGGCGTCTATGAATTACTTTTAGATGAAGACACTACCATTGACTCAGGTGATGATTCACAAGAAATAGTTTACCATATTACTCAAGTTTCAATGTCGCCAGTGACCCGAGTAGTGGAATTATATCGGCCTAAAATCACAGCAGGATATACACTTGGAGTGGGGTCCGACGGGGACTTGCTGGAAGTTAATACTCTTACTGGTCATACCGCACAAACAGCAGACCATACTGCTGGAATTGCTGATATCCCAACGGTTAGTGAGTTCAATGACAGGTCATTAGCATCCGATGATTACACAGTGGTCAGTGATCTTGGCACGGTTCAGACTGGAGACACCTACGCTTTAGCAAATGGCGCGACAGGGTTTGCGGCTATTGATACGGTTGTGGATGAAATACTGGCAGACACTGGCACTACTGGCGTTGTTATCGCGGATGACGCAATAACGGCTGGCAAGTACGATCAATCAACAGCGTTCCCATTAGCGCAAGCCTTGTCAGCAACAGCTATTGGCAATCTCGAAGATATGTACGACGGCACAGGTTATGCCGACGATAGCGCCCCATCCACGCAATCGCAACTGGCACAGTTAGCAGTGACGGGCGCTGCCGTTAACGTTCCCGCGAAAGCGTCACCAAACGGATTTACTATCGTTCAAGGCACAGAAGTAAACGACGAGGATTCAACGCAATCCCTTGATGGCACTCGCCACGAATTAACCAATGACGGTGATGGTGACTTAGAGGCTTATTATAAATTCGATCTGGGTGGTGATGGCATACCTACATCAGTAACTTTTACAGGTGTTTTCAAAGGCGGTAATGATAATTTTGGCATCTACGCCAACGTGGGCAGTAGCGGCACACCATCATGGGCGCAGAGAGGCACCCTGGTAGGCTCAAACAGTGGGAGCAATGTAACGCATACCTTTACGCTGTTTCTTGGCGATAAGCTCACAGACCTGGAAGAAGTTTGGATTCGCGTATTTAACGAAAGCTTATCAGGCGCATCCTTCGATGTTGATCAAGTCTTCGTCAGTAAGTCAGTAGTCAACAGGTCTATTGGTTATTCGCAAGGCGCTATATGGGTTGATACGGTCAACGGAGTGGACGGTTCAGAGGCGTATGTGAACGGTACTGCCGATAAACCTTGCGCAACATGGGCAAATGTTAAATCGCTGGTGGCGAGTCTCGGCATTAACGATGTGCATGTTATCAACGGGTCCAGCATTACTCTCGACTCGACCGTGGACAATTACAGTTTCTTCGGTGACAACTGGACGTTGGCACTGGGTGGGCAGAGCATTGCGGGGACGCACGTTCACGGGGCGATAATCTCTGGCGTGTCCACTGGTGTCGGCGCTTCGTTTGAGCATTGTGAAATCACCAATGATGTCGCCATCGCCCCTTCTGAGTATAAAGAATGCGGGTTCTCGACTGCCGTCGGCCACCCCTTCGTTACTATTGCGGGCAGTGGCGAGTATGTACTCGTTCGGTGCTACAGCAAGGTTGCTGGGTCAGGAACTCCATACTTCGACTTTTCGGCAGCCACGGGCACAATGGGCATTAATAATCGGGGCTGGTTCGGGGGAATCAATTACGTGCTGGACACCAACTGCACTCTGTCCCATGAGGTAGTTGGTGGCGGAGGCACAACCGTCACCCCTGCTGACGGTAATGTTGAGATTCGCGGACTGTGTCGTGCAATCACATTAGCATTAGCGGATACCGATGTTGGTAATACGATCCAGTTAATAGCCAATACTGGTCCTGTGACAATCACATCAGCAGGATCTGGCGACAGCGCAACGATTAACCTGTACGGAACAACTTCAGGTGTAACTGATGGATCGAGTGGCGGGACTACGGTTACCGATTCGATGGTGAGTAACGCCAGCATCAACGCTCAAGCCGATACTGCGCTAAGTGACATTAACCTGGATCATCTCTTGAAAACAGCAGATGATGATGATGTAACGAATGATTCGGTGATCGCAAAGATGGCAGCATCGGATGGAGATTGGAGCGGATTTTCCGCCGCTACTGATGCGCTTGAGGCTCTACGAGATCGCGGCGATGCAGCCTGGATAACCGGGGCCGGCGGGACACCTCCACAACTCCTTCAGTCCACCACTATCGCTACACTGGCAACTCAAACCAGTTTTACTTTAACGGCTGGTAGTGCGGATGATGACGCCTACAATGGGGCTATTGTTGTAGTTACTAACCAATCAACCAGCACACAGAAAGCAGTCGGAACGGTGTCTGATTACACCGGGGCATCCAAGACAGTTACCTTATCGGCTGATCCCGGCATCTTCACTATGGCGACCGACGACGGTATTGATGTAATCGCCGCCCTTGGGTCAGCGGCAAGTGCTCCGACAGCTACCCAGATTGTCGATGAGTGGGAGACTCAATCACAAGCTGATCCGACTGGATTCCACGTTAACGTCATAGAGGTGGGTGGCACAACCCAGACAGCGAATGACAACGGTGCAGATATCAATACCATTCTGGGGGACACCGCCTTGATCGGTGATGGCACCAGTGGGCTGGCGAAAATTGCTACTGATGTGGCTGACATTCTGACCGATACCACCGAAATCGGAGTTGCTGGCGCGGGTTTGACATCCACCGGGGGGGACGGCAGCCAATTGACGGATGTCCCCTGGAACGCGGATTGGGACGTGGAGGTTCAGAGTGAGGTAGCCGACGCCTTAGATGCTGCGATACCCGGCACCCCGACCCTTGACAGTATCAATTATCGAATCAAGGCTATTGATGTTTTGACTCAAGCTGCCGGCGATGGGGATCTCGCGGCAATTCTGAGCGACACGGCTAGTCTCAACGATGGGACAATTTCCGAATTGGGGGTAGGTGTCCCGGACGCGGAACCAACTCTCCGGGATGCTGTTATGCTACTGTACATGGCGCTCAGAAACACTACCAACGTCAAAACATCTTACACAACGGATGCCTTGGAGGTGTCCAACAGTGCGGGCACAGTAATCGCTCACAAGGACGTTTCTGACGATGACTCCGATTACTCGGAATCCAAGATGCAAAGTGGTGCGAGTGTCTAACCTGTGGCGTTAGATACTAAATCCAAACGCGCCGCTGTCGCCGGGGTTGGTAGACCCTGGATGAGGGCGCAAACCCCCGATTCGTCGCTGGGTCGAGCGTCCCGGTCGTCAATCGGTGGCACTTACCCTGTGGCTGATTTCGGGGAGCCTGCCGAGTTGATGTTGAAGTTAGGTACGATTTCCCCGGCAACTTGTTATGTGGGGTCGGTGGAGGTCAGTAAAATGTATTTAGGAGCGACCCAGGTCTTTGGGTGATAATCGAGGATTAATGTAATGGCTGAAGGTGATAAAATTAGTGAAGTCTCCGCTGCCGGGGCAGTAACAGGGGCAGAGATAGTCCCCGTTGTCCAGTCCGGGAGTACGGTCAGGTTGACCATCCAGGAGATCCTCGACGAGGTGCCTGTAGCGGCCTCTCAGGCTGACTCTGTCGCAGTTGATGTAGCGGGCGTGGTCGTCGATCTAAACGCCCTCCTGGCCAAACTCAAAGCCGCTGGTTTGATGGCGTAAAGGCGGACCTTTATGTATCTCCTCACAGAAGCGGGTGATTACCTCCTGACCGAGCAGGGGGACAAAATCCTCCTGGATTCGTTCGCGACTTGCGACTGGCCTGTCCTGGATGATGTGAAGGCTGAGTTGGGGGTCGTTGTGATTACATACGATGCCTACATTCAGCGTCAGATCGACGCTACGGTCCAATCTCTCGAAAAGTATCTAGGGCGAAAGATACCCGCCCAGGTGGACAGTGAGACGTTCAGGATCACGGCTACGGATAAGAACATCGGTCGGCAGGGTTATTTGCAATTGCGTCGGTGGCCCATCCTCGAAGTCATCCGGTGTATCCACCCCGACGACCTCTCCGATATCGATTATGAGATCGATGAGCACGGACACCTTGTAGGGGCGTTCGGGTGTTACGATGCGGTGCAAGTGGATTATCACGGTGGGAGTTGCCCCATCCCGGCAGACATCTTGGAAGTTTTTTGGCAGATGGTAGCTTACCGGTACGCCCAGAAAGATGCCGTCGCGGGAGGTGCCGCCGCCGGGACGGTGAAGAAGGAGGCCATCCCTGGTGTATTTTCCCGAGAGTATTTCAGCGGGAGTGAGGGTTCCGCTACATCCTCCAGTGGTGGTGCAGACCCGAGGACTTACGCCTACATTCTGGATAGCTATCGGGCGTATTTCGCATGACAATGCTTATCGCAGATTTTTACACTCTGCTCCAGGTTACGGCTGGACAGTTCGACATTCTGCGTCCGGGCACGGTGGGCACGTTTCCGGTCTATGTAGCGGCCCCGGGGAGTATCCGTACCGAAGCCCTAATGCAGGACTCGATGCAGGGGGATCTGGAATCTATGCTCTGCCGGCTGGACTTCGATGGGCAGATATTTACCGCGCCTCAACGCGGTGACCGATTGAGTCTGTCCACAGAGGAGTACTCGGTTCAGCAGGTTCAGCCTCGTTTTGGACCGGGGCATGAGTTGTGGGGTTGGAAAGTGAGGCTTCGAGGCTGATGACAAGGACGGTTCGCTCCCGTGTTGACCCGGCTCTCTTTCCTGGGCGAGCACATGCCCGCTACGGTGGGGTTCAGGTACTGGGCGACCGTACCGGTCGGGTCGGGGTAGCAGGCGTAGCAGCCCGGACGCAAGTGTGGAGGTTGGACAGAACGGAACTCAAAGACGTTCAGATGATTCACGCCCGGATGGCCTATGACGAACTTCGCGAGGAGCAGAAAGGAGGAAGTCTCCGGGAGTACAACCGGTTCGTCGATGGGTCTCAGTTTAGGGGAGAGTCCGATGTTAAGTTGGGCGGGACGATCCAGTATGATGCTGTCGCATCGCTCACCGACTTGATGATGTATATCGAACTCCAATTGTATGAGATGTATGCGAAGTTTGAGGATACCGGTGCCTTGAAACGTAGTTCCCGTTGGGTTCACAACAGCGCCGATGTGGGGGATCAAGGTGTACCTATCCTTGACCGGGGAGACCAGTTGGTAGTGTACGGGGATATCCGTTACGCCAAGTATCAGGAGTCTGGCACCATTAAGAATAAAGCGCGGTGGGTGTATAAGAAGGTTGCTGCTCGAGCGCGACGACGGTTCGGTAAAGCGTTCATCATTGAACACAAGTTTATCCAGAACGCCAGCATCCTGAACATGGTCAAGATCCCCAAGAGGAAGTTTACTCGAACCCGAGGTCGGGAGGTACAGTACAGCGCATTCACCAAACAGTACTACAAGGACCGATGGGCGCAGAGTTTCCCAGGGATAAGGATCACTCAACGTCAAGGGGTAGGTTTCTATGTATAGCGATTTCAAAACTGCCCTCGACGCTTATCTGGTTGCCAATTGGGGCCATACGCCGATCTACGATTACGCCAACGCTCCGGGCACCCCTCCCGCATACGACGAGTGGATCGGTTACCGGGTAGCCTTTATGTCGGACGAGGTCTACGCCGGCTCCGATGGTCCTCACTGCGTTTTGGCGAACTACGGCCTGGAGTTTTCCATCTTCATCGGGTCTGCCGAAGGTCAGAGTCGGGCTATTGCGTTGAGCGAGTTGCTTAAAACCCTTTTCTTGGGTAAGCAGTTAACCTCGAATATGACCTTCCAAACCATCGACACCGAATTTGGGATCAAGGCCGACAATGAGAGTTCGGGTCGGTGGTACGAGACAAGGATGTTTGTTAGTTGTGAACATCGTTATAATATTTAATATCTGAGGATTTTAATCATGAGTTCTGCCAATTTAATCGCCCATCGTTACAACATCGAGGCGACGTTCGGTGAGTTGAACCCTGTCGATGCTTGGCAGGACGTAAGTAAGACCAGTGCCCAGTTCACCGGTACGCCTGATACCATCACCAGTACGACCATGCGTTCTGACCGGTTGAGTTCCGGCAACGTCATCACCGGGATGACAGTGTCTGGTTCCCTGTCTAATGAACTGTCACGTACCGTGGTCCATGACACTTTTCTCGAAGCGTCTATGTGCTCGACCTGGACCGCGATCCCTTCGACCATCGGGGCTATCGACTTGACGTTTGTGGCGTCAACGGGTGCGATGACATCCGTTGCCGGGGGTCTTAATGGCATGTCTGTCGGAGATGTTTTCACCTTAACTGGTCTGACTGGCGATGCAGCCAGTTACAACCTGGACACGGTGTTCCAGGTGGATACGGTAACGGATACCAATACCCTCGTTGTGCTCACCGCAGGCACCGTGGCGAATTTCACCGAGGCCGCTTTGGCGGTGATACACCCCGGTGCCCCTATCAACATCGGGGAGACGACACGCTCCTACACTTGGGAGAAGCAGTACCGGGATCTGACTGACCGGGCTATCGATTATTATGGGGTGGTTTTTAGTTCATTCTCGGCGGACTTTTCCTACGGGTCTCCGGTCACCATTTCCTATGAGATGATGGGTGCGGGTAAGACTATCCCCACTACTCCTCTGACCGCTCCTTCCGGGGCTGCTTCCGTTTTGGCCGCGCCGTCTGAGACCTTCTTCAACGTGGCTACCTCGATGCCTCTACTGATTATGGACGGGGCTGTTGCCACCTCCTGCGTGGAGGGCATCACGGTCAGCCTGGACAACGGTCTGTCTGCTAAGAACTGCGTGGGCACTTTGCTGAAGGCAGGTTATGACCTCGGAGCGGCCTCCGTAGAGGTTAGCGTAAATGCTCACTTCTCGGATGCCAACTTTGAATTCCTCCAGAAGATTCTGGATCAGGACACCGTGACGATATCCTGGCCGGTTATCGACGCCGACGGGAAGGGGTACAACTTCCAGGTGTCCTGTCAATTGACGGCTGATGACCCAGATGCGGAGGGGGGGCAGGACTCCCAGGCCATGTTGGCACTCTCTGGCGGCGGCGCGATAGGTTCCGACGACACCATGTTGACCATTACCAAGTTGGGAGGCGCATTGTAAGTTCCTTGTCGGGTGTACTGCTTTTAGGGTGGAGGCTTGCTCTGGGTCTCCTCCCTGCGGTCACCCGACAACCCTTAATCGACAGAGCATGCAGGACACAGAGCACATGAAACTTAATATCCCCCAAATCGATGCCGATCTGGCATCAGAAGGAAAATGGTTCCCGTTTAACGACGAGGTGTCATTTAAAATCGCCCAGTATGGTAACCCGGTTCACAAACGGGCGGTTCAAGCCAAATTCAAGCATCTCCAGAAGTTACAGGAGCGTGGCGAAATCGAACGTATCGAACGCGCCAATAATGAGATCCTCGCCCGGTGCATCGTAAAGGGTTGGCGGGGGCTTGTGGAGGATGGCGGTCGGGAGTTGGAGTTCACCTTCGATAATGCACTCTCCATCATTGCCGATCCTACATATCGAGGAATCAAAGATTTCATCACGGAATGTTCACAGATGGCGGGTGAGTTCGATACCCAGGACGACGAGGAGGAGATAGTAAAAAACTAGAAGCGTACTTGACCTTCGGGGTGAGATATGGGGAGAAGTACGAGTTCTACAAGGAGATCCAATCAAGAGGCGAGTCATCACCCCTGGATGACTTGCCCGAACTATCCGTCGGGGAGTCTCTGTATTATGAGGACTTCGTCGTACTGGGAACGGAACGGGTGAACGCGATGTCGGTGGGGGCTATCCCGATCACCAAGATCGTAGAGTACGCAATCTTCGAGGGAGTGGAGGATATACACCGGTTCAAACGTATCCTATCGGCGATGGATCGGTTATATCTGAAGGCGGTACGGAAAGAGCAGGACAAGAAGGCCGAAGCGGCTAAACGCAAGGCTCAACGTAAAAGTAAAATCAGATAGACGAGGTAGTCATGGCAGCGCGAGGTGCAATCAGAACAATCAGACTTACTCTGTCTGCTGCTGAAATCAGACGCGGGATTCGGTCTGTAAATGAGAGTCTAACGTCCATCGATAAGACCACCAAGAAGGTTCAGAAATCGGTCAACCTTCTGACCAAGATGTACGGTGCCTTATTTGCATTTGGGATGGTGAAGTCGTTCGGCGATACGGCTATTCAGATGGCTAAGACGGCAGAGGCCACCGACTTGATGTCTACCAAGTTGAGTCAATTGACTGGGGAGGCCACCGCGTTTCAGGATGTGTTCGAGGGTACTAGACGGGTGGGTGCCGATCTGGAAGAGATGACCAAGGTGGTGGGTAGATTTGCCGTCGCTACCAACAAGGCGTTCTCCACCAGGGAGATGACCAAATGGGCAGAGGGCATGGTACTTGCTGCTCGATCTGTAGGCTCTTCGCAGCAAGAGATAAACTCGGCCATGATCCAGTGGAGTCAGGCGCTGGGCGCCGGTGCCCTTCAAGGAGAAGAGTTCAGATCTGTCAACGAGTCGTTGGTGCCCTTAATGGATGAGATCGCCAAGGTCATGGGTGTGGCCCGAAGCGAACTCAAGGGATTAGCCAAGGACGGTAAGATCACCACCGATGTGATGGTTGCCTCGATGCAGAATCTCCATGAGAGTATGGCAGAGTTCGAGGGGTTGACCGACACCCTGTCCGCCAAGCTCAATAACCTTAACAGTAGTTGGACAGTCTTCATGGGGAACCTGATGGGTTCCGACAACATCATCGCAGATACTGTTGATGTTATAGATCAGATGGTCAACAAGATCAACGAACTCTTTGAGATAAGGGCTTTGGCGGAAGCGAGTGGCAAGGACGACACTTGGGGTACATTCTTCAGTGCGTACTTTGCTGATATGGAAACGACCACCGGCATGCTAAAAGAGATGCGGGCCGAGCAGGAGAGAGTGAATTCCGGGGAGGCGGAACATGCAGCGTTTCTATCTATCCTGATACAACGTCAAGAAGGTCACGTTAGTGTACTGCGGAATTTAAAGCAGGCCCAAGATCAGCTTATGACCGCAGAAGAACGCAACCTTGTGACCGAGGCGATTAAGAACGAAACCGATGCGATAGTAAAACTCAATTTTGAGATTGCCAACACCCAGTCCTTGAGATATTTAGCCGCTGGGGGGGAGTATCGTCCTCCCCCAGGGGATAAGCCCTATGATAAGCCCGATGACAAACCCGATGATAAGCCCGTTTCCTCGGGTATCGATCCAATCACCCAGGAGATCACCCGCCTCAAAAAAGAGATGCGTACCTCGGAGGAGGTTCTCTTTGACTACATCGAAAAGATCGAGATGTTGGAGGATAACGGTTTGGACGCAACTACGGCATTCCGGGCCTTAGACCAGGCGTTCAAAGATTACGAATCAACATTGGATAAGACCGCTAAGGAAGGCGGTCCCCTGGACACCTACATTAAGAGTTTTGATCGTCTGGTTGCGAATGTTGATTTATTACCCGATAAGGTCGCCTTCTTGACTTCCAAAATTATGGACGGGGGTGCTGCTGCGGATATAGCTCAACAACAATTGGATGGTTTAATCGGTAAGCAGACAGAGGCTGCGGAAGTCACCGACGACTGGTCCCAATCGATTGAGGATGCCCTGGCCGCGTCTTTCGTCGATGGTATAGGGCAGATGAGTGATGCCATCGTTGATTTCGCCATCACCGGGGAACAGTCGTTCGGTGAGATGACCGCGTCGATCCTTGCAGACATCGCGAAGATGATACTCCAGATGACTATCATGAACGCTCTTAAATCGGCGTTCGGTGGTTCTGGAGGACTTCTCGCAGGGGTCTTTGGCAATGCCCAGGGTAACGCCTTCCAAGGCGGTAACGTCATCCCCTTCGCCCGGGGAGGCGTCGTGTCCGAGCCTACAATCTTCCCGATGGCTCAAGGCATAGGGTTGATGGGGGAAAGCGGCCCCGAGGCCATCCTGCCTCTCTCAAGAGACCCTGCGGGTAATCTGGGGGTTAAGTCTCAGGGTGCCCAGAACATCGTCGTCAACATCAACGGGGTGACTGATTTCGGATCATTCCAACGCAATCAAGCCCAGGTCACCAACAGCATCCAAGGGCAATTTGCTATGGCTAATCGGAACTTATAAAAATGGCTATGTTACTGGAACCGGAGTTCCCTCTCTGTCTGAGTTACGGCTCCTCCTCGGCCCCTAGCTACTCGACCCGCATCGTGGGGTCTGGCACGGGGTGGGAGGTGCGGAACGCGGATTGGTATACCAGTCGTAATCGCTTCGACGCGGCGGTCACCGTGAGGAGTCAGGGCGATTTGTACGAATTAGTGGAGTTCTTCCACGCGATGAGGGGAGCCTGGACCGCGTTTAGGTTCAAAGACTGGTTGGATTATAAATCCTGTGCCCCCACGGGCACTCCCGCCGCACTAGACCAACTTGTGGTGGCGTCTGCCACCGCAGGGCAGAACAACATCGTCCTGACCAAGACATACCGTGACGCTAGTGACGACGCTGCCACTCTCAGGTACATCACCCAACCAAAAGAGGACACGGTTCTGGTAGCCGTTGACAGTGCGGTAGTAGACCCCGCCGACTACACGATGACCGACGGTAAGATCGTGTTGGATACCGCACTGACGGTCGGCCAAACCCTCCACGCCGGCTATGAGTTCTTCGTCCCGATGAGATTTGAAGAGGACTCCATGAGCACGGTGCTCGAAGCCTTTCAGACGGGGAGTACTCACGTACCGATTGTGGAAGTTAGGGTCTCGATGACATGAAAACTTTACTTGGTGCCATGCAAACTCACATCGGATTGGCCGAGACCACGCTGTGTTTATGCTGGTCGATGGTGCTGACTGATGGAACTGAGTTGTATTACACTGATCACGATGAGCCGGTTGTGTTTGGGGGGAATAGATATCAGGCTTATACCGGGGTGATCCCTAGTGCCACTCAATCCTCTTCCAACCTGTCAGTGGACAACATGGAAGTTGTTATGGGCTGGAACGCTGATTTTACAACAGAAACCCAAATCCGGGGTGGAAGATTTGATTATGCGACCATTGAGGTGTTTATGGTCAATTACGCCGACCCGACTACCTGCGGAGAGATCCCAATAATCAAGGGTAAAATAGGGGAGATCACCCTCGAAGATAATAAGGTTAGAATTGATCTTCGAGGCATGGTCCAGTACCTCCATCAACAAATGGGAGAGAATTACTCGGCGGGTTGCCAATCTACTTTCGGGGATGCCAGGTGTAAGCTTGATGCCACCGACGCGGATTACACCAAGGCTTTTACTGTCGGCGGTATCGTTCCAGCCACTGTAAAGCGGAAATTCACATCGACGCAACTCACGGGACTTTCCGATGGTTACTTTGAAGGAGGATTTGTTCGTTGGCTCACCGGCAATAATAGTAACACCGCGAAGGATGTCAAAGTGTTTACAACAGCGGCAGGGAGCGTCGAGTTGTATGAACCTTTGATCCGCGATATCGCTGTTGGTGATACTGGGGAAATCGTAGTGGGGTGTGATGGGAACGAGGAAACATGCAAAACAAAATTCAACGACAACAACATAGTGAACTTTCGGGGATTTCCTCACCTGACGGGGATAGCGGACATGTTACGAGGGCCATGATTTGTCAGCAGGCACTCACCTGGGAAGGTACTAAATTTAAACACCAAGGGCGACTGAAGCATGTTGGCGTTGACTGCGCGGGTGTGATTATTGGTGTTGCCCGTGAGTTGAATTTAGACACGTTTGTAAACTTTAGAGATTACCGGGACTACAAAAGAATTCCTGATAGCGACAAGATGACTGCTACGTTGCGCCAATTCATGACGAAGGTCAATCTTCCTCTCCCCGGCGATGTTTTACAAATGAGCTTTTTTAATAATCCGCAACACTTGGTGATCTTACTCGATGGCAACAACATCATTCATTCCAATTCTAACTTTGGAAAGGTAGTTGTCCATCGACTGGATTCTGAGTGGAAATCCTATGTAGTCGCATCTTATCGTTACCGAGGTGTTACCTAATGGCATTAGTTGGACCTTTCATCGCGCAGGCGGGGTATGCCCTTGCTATAGCGGCCACATCAGCAGCCATTTCCTATCTGCTTTCTCCCAGGCCCGAGGATCAACACGGGCCGCGTCTGGATGACCTGACTGCCACCACATCTGCATACGGAAAATTTCGCACCATAGCATACGGTAGAATATCCAATCCCGGAAATGTGATCGATGCGTCCGATTTGCGGGAAACCCGACACAAAGAAAAAGTTGGGGGCAAGGGTGGAAAAAGCAGTAGTTATTACTCCTACACCTACAGTCAGGATATAGCATTGGGCCTGGGTGAGGAAATAGGTGGGGTTGAAAAAATCTATGCTAATGAGAAATTGCTTTACGATGCAAACGGTGATGTGCAAAGACTACCCTGGCTCGAATTTAAAATCTATCTAGGAACTGAAGATCAGGAGGCTGATCCTACACTCCAGGCGTTACATGGTGTAGACAACACCCCTGCCTATCGCGGTGAAGCTTATATAGTATTTAAGGATTTCCAACTCGAAGACTTTGGCAACAGGATGCCTACGTTTAGAGTGGTGACCATCACCAATGCGAGCAATAATGCTAATGAGTATATTGTTAATAGTTCTCCTGGAGACCCCACCTCGGAATGCATACTCAGCGATATAGTACAAGATCCGATCAGTGGCAACGTAATCTCAGCATGGACCTACATCGGTACTAATTCTGGCCCCCTAGCAACAGTGGTTGAGCCATATAATAACGAGTACATTAAAAACCTCACTGTTGCTGGAATAGATCCAGAGGATATTAGTTCTGTGGCTCCTATGATGGGAGGCCAACCAGGCTCAGAATATTCGATTATGGCATTTAAGGTGGTTGAAGATACTGGCGGCGGTGGTCATACAACTCATATTGTGATGTTTGATGCGTATGACTATTCCTATATCGGAACCGCAGAGTTAGATGAGTTTTATAATGACACTATTTTTACTATAAATCCCTACAAAGACTACATTGTGATAACAGGGCTACACCACATATCCAGCGTAAGCAACACTCCGATAATGTGGCTCGTTACAGGCCTAGGCGAGATTGAGCGGGTTGAGGGTCCATCCAACATGGAAGACATGGTGGATGACTGGTATGCCTTCAATATGACTACTAATACCAATGGGGCAGGTTCTTCTGGAGCCGGCGACGGTGCCATATTGCTTTATTCCGAGATAGATTCAGGAAGTACTCCCACGGTTATCAAGATTGGCTACCCTTCCCAAGCAGTACAATGGACAACCGAGGTTCCTTCGGCATTTATGAGTGGCGACCCCAATAAAAATGCTGCTGTCACCAATGCCATGTATGACTCTGAAATTTATGATCCAGCCGAGGAGGAGTACGTCCCCGGTTGGTGGACGGCCTCTCAGGGGGATATCTGGGCGTTTCGTGATTCTGACGGTTCAACAATCGGCACGTGGGACATAGCCTCTGATCCTAATTATGTGGCTATGAACACCAAACCCACCTTTGACCCCAATACTAAGCATATTTATTGGATAGATTATAATGCGGGAGGTGATGTACCTGGGGCTTGGGATACTGTTGACCGAACCACAGTTAGTAAATGGACGGTTGACTCCTATGAGTCTTCCAGTGGGTTGAACGGTGGGGATAACCTTGCTTATTTTTACCCCACCGGGTCTTTGTATTACGCTTCTCAGAATGTCACTCGGACAGATCCGCTTCGTCGATTTCAATTAAATAATTTAACGAATAATGGTATCTATTTATCTGAAATTTTGTCAGATATATGTGATCGTTGTGGACTGGAAGTTGCCGACTATGATGTGACCGATTGTAAAACTACGCCAGTTGACGGTTACCATATTGCAAAGATGTCAACCGGAAGAGCCAACATCGCGCCTCTTCAACACGGTTACCTATTCGACGGTATTGATTCTGGAGGTACTGTAAAATTTATTATGAAGGGTAAAGCTTCTGTTGCGACAGTAGAACGCGATGATCTTGGCGCAGGAGCCAATATAAAATCTGAGCTGCCTCTGATTAAAAGCGGTCGGATCATGGAACACATGCTCCCTAAGTATGGCAACATCTTGTATATCAATCCTGCGGATTCTAAATTTGAACCGGGGTTGCAGAAATCAAGTCGGGTGGCTTCACAAAACACCAACACGCTTAAGCTGGAATTGCCCATTTCATTTACGGACGATTCTGCCAAACAACTTATTGATAAAATACTCCACATCACACATATAGAGCGAGAGTTTTACGAGATCAATGTCCTTCCGAAATGGATACATCTAGAAGCGGCTGATGTGATCGATGTGGCGGGGGCTACTGAATACTTCAGGGTGCGAATTACAAAGACATCGTTTCAGAATGGCGTGATGCATATTGAGGCGGTAAGAGAAGAGCAGGATAGCTATACGTCATACGTTACTGGTGACGAGGCTCCTCCGAAAGATGATGTTGTGGTGATTCCCGGTATCATGTTATTCCAACTTCTCGATATACCCTTATTGCGGGACAGTGATGATAACGCTGGCCATTACTGTGTAGCTTCCTCCTACAATGACCCGTGGGAAGGCGGGGTGATTTACAAATCCATCGACAACGTAGCTTGGGGAGAGACTGCAATCTTTACATCAAAATCCACGTATGGAACTTTGATGGCAGAACTACCACGACACACCGGGGCACTTTGGGACGACGATAACGAAATCCTGGTAGATATGATCAGTGGTGATTTTGAAACCGAAACGAAGTCGCGGGTGTTACAGGGATACAACGCTATACTAGTTGGCAATAATGACAGCAGGAACTGGGAGATTATAAATTTTGTTACCGCCACGGAAACATCGGCGGGAGTATATAAGTTGGATGGTGGATTGATACGCTACCGGTTGGGCACTGATAGTTTAATTGATGCGGATCACCCCAAAGAGACTTTGCCTGTTGGGTCATACGTTGTCCTTCTGGACGTTGACAATCTAAAATACATCGAAGGGGCATTAACAGAAATAACCAAACCACTCGAGTCCGGTGCCGATATCCAATATAAAGGGGTATCCTTCGGCATGAATGTGATTGACCCTTCTGTTCGTATTAAGAGTTCTCCGAACTATGGAACCTGCTTAAAGCCATACGCACCTACCCAATTAAAAGGGCTTATTTCAGATTACTCAACCCTGGATCTTAAAATTACATGGATGCCTCGAAGCCGATATGAGATGTTGAATTTCTGGGATGGGGCTGCGAGTGAATCCACCATTGGTTATACAATTTATATATTTGACAGAACCAATACAAACCTTGTGCGTACAGTTGCCAATTTAACTACCCCTGAATATACCTATAGTCGCACTGACCAGGAATCTGATCTTGTACTTGATGGATACCAAGAAATCAATGTTGTGGTGCTTCAAGAATCTGATCGAATGGATTATGGATATCATGCTGAAGGTAGTATGTTTATCGGGTTAGCCCCTCGCACGTATGATGACTACATCATCAATCAGCAACCATTGGGGTTTTGGCAGTTCAACGAAGAATTGTTTACTACTGACGCCGAAGACGCTATGGGCAACTTCCCGGATATGGTCTACTCGAATCCTAGCGTGGGAAGTTTAACTCAACAAACATTGTTGCCATCTAATCCAGATACCTATACATGTTTTTCCAATAGCGGCACTTCTAATTTTGTTCAATGTACAGCGGCATCATCTCTATGGGTCACCGGCCAACAGTTTTCCTTCAGTTTTGTTCTGAAAATTATAGATGGTACAGACATTACTAACAATGGATATATATTTACAGTAGCTGATCTTATATCATGCCGTGTAAATGTTAGTGAGAATCTTCTGATCGGCGTTAATCAAGCATCAGGGTCATATGCATACCTACTCACTGCCAATAATGTCAATGATGGAGTTGCTAGGCTATTCACAGTTACGGTAGATGGTGTAGGTGGAGAACTTAAATTTTATACCAATGGAGTAGAAGAAGTATCTTCACCCGCTGCCATTACCACAGTAAACCAACCGACAAACCCAAGTGCTTATTTTAAGATAAAACAAGGCTGGCTTGACTCCCTCGCCTACTATGATCGAGTGCTTACCCAATCGGAAATTACCGAGAACTTTAACAGGACAGGGCTATAACGATGGCAAATACCTATCACCTAGATCTTCCAGAGTTGACTCATCGCGAAGTCAATGGGGAACTGACCCACAATGAGTCGTTGTGGATATTGGACTTTTTCTGCCAAGCCACGGTAGAGAGCATGTCTTTAACTACTGCCCCAGGTTCTCCTGATAATGGTCAAGCCTGGATCGTAGCTGCCGGTGCCACTGGAACGTGGTTGAATCAGGATGACTACATCGCACACTACTGGAACGATGCGTGGCATTATTACACGCCAAATGAAGGTTGGAAGATCTATAACAAGGCCGATGGGTCCAAGTACATTTGGAATAATACGGATGAAGTTTGGGTAGGCCACCAGACGATGATGGACACCTCTCCCGCTTCGGCCACCAATGTGCTGACCTTGGATCTACAACTCGGTAATTCATTCTCTGTGACGCTTACAGAGAATGTGAGCACCCTTACCATCAGCAATGCGCCGGATGATGTTTACTGTGAATTGATTTTGATCCTAACCCAGGATGCCCTTGGCCCCTGGACATTTGCGTGGCCGGCAACGACGAAGTGGGCAGCGGGGACTGCACCGACCATAACAGCAACCGCCAGCGCCACTGACATATTCAAATTGTTCACAGTGGATGGCGGGACAACTTGGTACGGTGCGGTGCAGCAACTCAACTTGTCTTAGGCTGGACCTTGATCAACTGCTTTTTAATGAGGTCTACGGCAGTTACTGCATACCTTAGTACTTTATCAGTCATCCCTGCCCCTCATTCTCAAACCACTTGTCTACGTCCGCCTTGAGTTTGTTGATCTGGTCGCGCATCAGTGTGGTTCTAAGCGTCCAGTAGCCCAACTCTGTTTTGAGTCGCTCGTTCTCTTCTTCCAACTTGAGTGTGCGCCCGTCAATCATCTTTGCTCCTCGCTGCTTCATCCGCCTCAGCATCTTCGTCAATATCAACAATCCCTGGTCACATCCAATCCTTTTTCTTCTTTGGGGGTTTAGGGCTGGGAGCCGGCCTAGTGTCTGGCCTTTCATACTTCTCCGGCTTGACTTCTCCCTTAATAAAATCACCAATATAACCTCGCTGGAGACAATAAACACCACCGGTAAAGAACTCCAACTTGGACGTTAACCGTTCGTTCTCTTTTTTCAATCGGTCAATCTCTTCCTGCATCTTCTCTTTTTCTTTAAGTGCCCTTTGCGATTGTGCTACCCCTATAGCTACACAGTAAGGGCATTCCTCGTGAGGGTCGTCCACATCCTGCTCCCACTCGCCATGAATGTCACACAGGCGTCTTCTGTATGCGCTCAGAATGTCACACAGGCGTCTTCTGTATGCGCTCACTTCTCACCTCCCACTTTTTCCGCCTGCGTGTCGTAGATGTCGCCCAACTCAATCTCTGTTGCACACTGGTGGCAAAGCGATGGCCAGTAGGGGGCTTCTTTATCTCTATCGGCCTGGGTAATTGCATCAGCCTTTGATGATGCCTCATATTCTCCCAGGCAGACGTTTGTCGTCATGACGCCGTAAACTTTGTATTTATCCATTACTTCCTCCTACCACTTCATCCGATTAACCGCGCTGAGTTCCTGGTGCTCGTTTTGGACTTTATCCGGTTGAGAGTACAACCCTGCCCTAGGTATCTCCTCGCCTATCCGACACCCATCGGGGGTCTTCGGTGTTGTTAACGCCTGGAAGAAAGTCATGTGATGCTTCTTCATTCGCCCGTGTACCGCGCCTCGGGTGATCGGGTCACCGTGGTCCTTTAGATACTTCTCCCACTGGTTAATCGTGAACCTTCGACCGTTGATAAAATACTGGCCGTCTTTGTGCTCCGCGCTGTCAATCCATTTATTTATCTTCTTCATTTTGCACCCTTGTTTTGGTTCTCTTTGGGATTTTTTTTGTTAATTTCATTCGGTTTCCCTCCTATTTATCCGTACCCGTACCCGTCCCCGTTCCCGTACCTCCCGTCACCGGACCCGGCCCCGTTCCCGGACCCGTGACCGGCCCCGTTCCCGGACCCGTCAGTCCCGTCCCCGGACCCGTGCCCGTAACCGTAACCGTTCGTCCGGCGCCCGTCCGTCCCGGACCCGGTCACGGACCCGTAACCGGACCCGTTCGTCCCGCACCCGTACCCGTACCCGGACCCGTCTCCGTACCCGGGTCCGTCTCCGTAACCATAGCCGAAACTGTATATGTTTTTAATTTTGAGCATGAGTTTTATGGTTCCCCCACTAGTCAACTGTCCCCGGACCCGTACCCGTACCCGTACCCGTACCCGTGACCGTGACCGGACCCGTAACCGGTCCCGACCGTCCCGTCCCCGTACCCGTGACCCTTCGTCCCGTTCCCGTACCCGTTCCCGTACCCGTTCCCGTACCCGGACCCGTCTCCGTAACCATAGCCGTGACCGTGACCGGACCCGTCTCCATCTCCGTTCGCGGACCCGTAACCGGACCCGTTCGTCCCGTACCCGTACCCGTCCCCGTATTTGTTCCCGTCTCCGTAACCATAGCCGAAACTGTATATGTTTTTAATTTTGAGCATGAGTTTTATGGTTCCCCCACTAGTCAACCGTACCCGTACCCGGCCCCGTTCCCGGCTCCGTTCCCGTGACCGTGACCGGACCCGTGACCGGACCCGTAACCGGACCCGTTCGTCCCGTTCCCGTGACCGTGACCGGACCCGTAACCGGACCCGTTCGTCCCGTTCCCGGACCCGTACCCGTTCCCGGCCCCGTTCCCGGACCCGTGACCGGACCCATAACCGGACCCGACCGTCCCGTCCCCGTCCCCGGACCCGTAACCATAGCCGAAACTGTATATGTTTTTAATTTTGAGCATGAGTTTTATGGTTCCGAATGGAGTTCTCAGCTTCAGTAGTACATAGCGTCGCCGAGTAGTCCTCGATAATTGCTTTCATCGGTACTTCACACGAAATTTTGGAATCTTCGCTCAGTCCTGAGATCGCTACGCCTTCATACCACGCTGTCTTCGTGTCTGCTGGCTTGTGATACCAGATGCGGCGA